ACAGGCAACAATACCGCAAAGATTTGGATTGGCGCAGCTGGCGGCGGAGACGGGCACATCTACTTCTATAACTGGTCAAGTGGTTATGCAACTGGAATTATCCCGCTGCTACCTCAAAGCATGGAATAGCCTACAGCTATAATGTAGATTCGTTTCTTTAGAGGGTGGTGAATAATGCACGGTAACATTACGGGTGATATGCTGATTTTCGTGATTGGCTTAGTATCTTCATTCTTGGGTTGCATGGTCTCAATTTCGACTATTCAAGGTCGAGGCAAAGAGCAAAGGCAGCGTGAAGATGAATGGAAAAGTTCAATTACAAACACGTTGACACGCCTAGAAACCCGCCAGCAGGTCATGAGTGAGCAAATGAGCAGCTACCAACAGTCACTAGCTGAGGTAGTTTCTACAGTGGGTAAACATACCTCAGAGTTGGCAGTAGTTGGCATTATTGCTCGTAGGGCTGATGACGTTTCAAAAAAAGTTCAGACCGACCTCACAGAGGTCAAAACGGACGTAAAAAACTTAGGCAATCGTATCGAGAAACTGGAGAATTAAACTATGGTTAATCTTAAAGTACGCATGAAGAACAAGGCTTTTTGGCTTGCACTTATTCCCGCCCTGCTTATTCTTGTACAGGTTGTAGCTGGTATTTTCGGCTACAAAATCGAGATTGAGGGCGTTACTAATCAAGCCCTCGCAGCCGTAAACGCTCTGTTTGCAGTCCTTGCCATTCTTGGAATTGTCAACGACCCTACAACAGCGGGTTTCTCAGACAGCGACAGAGCAATGACCTATACACAGCCTAGCGCTAAGCCCTCTAGTGAGGTTATGTAATGTTAAAAGGTATTGACGTTAGCGGTTATCAACCTTGTTACTCCACGTACTCTAGCGGGTACGTGGAGACCGCTTATAGTGGGTCTGATTTTGTTATCGCTAAGGCAACGCAGGGTACTAGACCGCTTAATTCGCATATGGTTAGACAGCTTGATAGGGCTAAGGCAGACGGTAAACTAATCGGCGTTTACCACTACGCTGAGGGTGGTTCACCTGTAGCTGAGGCAGACGCTTTCATTTCCTGCGTTAAGGACTATGTAGGCGAGGCTGCCCTATGCCTAGACTGGGAAAACGGCGATAATGACGCATGGGGTTCTACTACATGGGCTAGGCAGTTTGTAGACCGTGTACACGCCCTAACGGGTATTTACCCGCTTGTTTACACGTACCCCGCTGGTAGGTCACAGGTTGCGTCATGCGCCGATGTTTCCGACCTATGGATAGCTGGTTACCCTGATAATCGTTTTAGCTGGGAATTGCCACAGATGATTTACAATACAGGCGCATGGTCTGACTGGACAATTTGGCAGTATTCGAGCGCAAACGGTAACATTGACCTAAACGTTGCTCAACTGGATAGAGCGGGCTGGGTACGCCTTGCAGAGGGTGACAAAGCAGCTACAGGCTTTACCCCTCACTGGGTACACAATTCTGCGGGTTGGTGGTACGCTACCGCCCCTAATGACTGGTACGCCGATACATGGCAGCTGATTGACGGTGAATGGTACTACTTTGACGCTAGCGGCTACGCAGCTAAGGGCTGGGTACGTTATGGGGCGTATTGGTGCTATATGCGTGAAACCGCCGACAATCGAGAGTGTGCTATGGAAACGGGCTTTGTTGAGGTCAACGGCTCAAAATACTACTTGTACCCTACTAGCGATAACGCTCCCCGTGGCACTATGGCAGTAGGTAAGTTTGAAGTAGAGGGAAAAACTTATATCGCTGATAGCACAGGCAGTGTACAAACAAACGCCGTTGTAGTCTTTGAAAATCAAGCCTACGCAGTAGATACTGAGGGCGTTGTAAAAAACGGTACTCTAAGCGTGGTTACTGACGATTTAGGCGTTATGACTAAACTTGTGCTATAATTCCACTTGTACGGTCTACTCCTCCGCCGTGCGTAACCCCGCTAGTTAACGAGGCTAGCGGGGTATTTTTGTGTAGAAAATATGTAGGAAAGTTTCTATAAAATTGTTGTTGACAACCCGCAACAAAGCCCGTATAGTAGTACTCAACAAAGGAAAACAAAGAGATTTCCCGACACGGCAGAAAGGTAACAACAATGAAATGGACAGCTTACTACATGGCAAAGAACGCATTTACAGGAAAGCGTATGCCTGTATATCTAGACGAAACATTTAAGACGAGAAAAGCACTTGCTGCATATCTAGAAACTTTAGGCTGGACTGAGTACGGTTTTAACCCTAACGTCATGGTAAAGGACACAGAGGACGGCAGGGAGATAGCTACCCTAGTTAAAGAGTAATTAGTCAATTAACCCCCTCGCAAAGGACGGGGGGGGGTATACATACCGTTGAAAGGTGGCATTATGTCAAAAGTTTATTCAGTTCTAAGCGAAGTAAGAGAGGAGTTAAACGTTCCGAAAGACCAGTACAACGCATTCGGTAAATACAAGTTCCGAAACCTAGAGAGCATTAACGCAGCACTCAAACCGCTATGCAAAAAATACAAATGCGGTTATTACATGACTGATAGCGTTGTTCTTATTGGTGAGCGCTACTACACGCAGGCAACAGTAACGTTTTACGTTGACGGTTGCGAGGAAACCGTAACGTCTGTAGCCTATGCCCGTGAAGAGAATGAGAAAAAGGGTATGGACGCCGCACAAATTAGCGGTCTAGCTAGTTCCTATGCGAGAAAATACGCTATTTGTGGTCTGTTTGCGGTAGACAGCGGGGAAGAGGTAGACGCACTTGACAATCGACCCGCTGAGACAGCCCCTAAGACACGAACAGCAACACGAACGACTACTACACGCAGAACACAGCAAACCACCCCGCAGAAAGCCGCTGAGAGCGTTACAGAGGAAACACTCCAAAATAAGGTCTTAGAGTTCGCAAATATGAGGGGTAAAACAGTCGATGATGTTATCAAGGCGCTAAATATCACGCCTGCAATGAAGAAACTAGGCGTTACCGCTGAACAGATTGAGTACACAGACAATCAGAGGGTTGCAGCGGTTGGAATTGTTACAAGTTGGCTAACACAGGTTAAGAAAGAGGCATAAACATGAGAGGTATTAACACAGTAAGTTTGAGCGGTAACCTTACGAGAGACGCAGAATTGCGTTTTACAGCGGGCGGTACTGGTATCTGTTCGTTTGGTATTGCGGTCAATGACAGCCGTAAGAACTCACAGACTGGACAGTGGGAAGACGTACCAAACTTTTTTGATTGTAATATCTTCGGTGCAAGGGCTGAGAGCATTACTGATTACCTCGCAAAGGGTACAAAGGTTTGTCTCACAGGTAGGCTACATCAATCTACATGGGAAACCAAAGAGGGTTCTAAGCGCTCAAAGGTCGAGGTTATTGTAGACGTTATCACCTTCATGTCTACAAAGCAGGATAAGCCCGTACAGTATCAGACACAGGCAGATATCAGCGATAACGTAGATATGTATGACGCAGATATCCCGTTCTAGGGCGTAATTGTGTAGGAATTGTGAACGCCATTATCTTGTTGACAACCCGCAACAAAGCCCGTATAGTAGTACTCAACAAAGGAAAACAAAGAGATTTCCCGACACGGCAGAAAGGTAACAACAATGAAATGGACAGTTACGTTTGAGACGGTTACACGGGACGATACGGGGCGTGTTGTTAGTAGGGTTACTGACGAAAAGGCAACTAAAAAGTTCAACACAAAGCATGAGGCGGTTGAGTATCTTCGCTCCGAGGGGTTTGGTGGGTATGTTTACCCATATAGTAAATTACCTGATTATATGGATACATATCATAGGGGCTGTAATAATTACGTTGTCGCAGAAATTACTCACTAAATAGGTTTCTAGCCCCGCTGCAAAGGGTGGCGGGGCGTTAATAGAAAGGATAGAAACATGGAGAAAGACGTTATCAAGATTGAGCGAGAGCAGCTAGAGGAGTTAGTCACAGTAGGGCTAAAGGTGGTTGTAAATTGGTCTCTTATTAGCGATTGTAATGATGAAGAGGTTGGCGCTTTTCTTGTTACTAGGTTTGAGGAGAATATCAAGCGTCTAGCAAAGGCAGCGGGTAGCGTACATGACAGTGTGCAAGAACTAAACGACCTGTAATGTTTCAATCGTTTATTGTACGGGGAGAGGTACGTGGTAAGCCCCGCCCTAGATTTTCTAGCCGTGGAGGCTATGGCAGGGCTTATACACCCGCTAGTTACATGAAGTATGAGCGCTCAATAGCTAAGGCGTACACAGAGGCGGGCGGTAAGAAGTTCAACGGGGCGGTGAGTGTATCAATCTTCATTCACAGGGAACTACCAAAGAGCCGACCTAAACGCCTACTAGCTGAACTAGACACGTCTAAACCCGATATAGATAACGTTTCTAAAGCAGTCCTAGACGCATTAAACGGGGTAGCTTACGAAGATGACAGGCAGGTAACAAGTCTACACGTTACAAAGCTACCACGAACAAGGCAAGAAAGTTTCATAAGGGTAACAATCATAGGAGGATAAAACATGAAACTAACTAATGAGTTAAACCTACCTCAGCCGTTTGTAGACGCAGCTACTAGCGATTATCAATATACAGATAAACGCTACAGTGTTACGTCTGTTCTAAAGGGTACGAGAGAGGCAATTCTGCAGCGCCGACACTCCGAGGAAATCGAGACAGATGTTTCTGAAATGGTATGGGCTATCTTCGGTTCAGCGGTTCATAAGATTTTAGAGCAGTCCGAGGAAACCGCCGACCAGCTAAAGGAAAATTGGCTTTCTGTAGAGGTTCAGAATGGCTATGAGTTGAGCGGTATTTTTGACCTGTATGATGATGCTACAGGAACGGTAACCGACTACAAAACCGCTACCGTGTGGAAATTCATTTATAAAGAGTTCGATGACTGGCGCACTCAATGCCTAGCCTATGTTTGGTTGTTGCGTAAAATCGGTTTTAACGCACGCCGTGGTGAGATTGTGGGAATGTTAAAAGACCATTCAAAGACTAAGGCAAAGACAGACCATACCTACCCACAGCACCCCGTCCAGCGTATCGGCTGGAACTTCACCGACAAAGACCTAGAGGGGTTCGAGAGTTGGCTCAAAGCTAAGTTTGCAGAAATTGAGCAGTCTGAGAAGTTGAGCGATGATGATTTGCCTCTTTGTTCAGACGTTGAGCGTTGGCATAAGCCCGACAAATACGCCGTTATGAAAGAGGGGCGTAAAACAGCCGTCAAACTCTATGACAGCGAGGAAGAGGCTAACGCTAGAGTTGAGGCTGAGGGTAAGGGGTTCTACGTTGAACACCGCAAGGGCGAGGATAGCAAGTGCCTCAATTACTGTTCAGCGTGTGAGTTTTGCAGTCATTATAGGGAGTTGATGAACAATGCTAACTAAAGAAGAGCGTAAGGCAATCGCTGAGAGAATTGGAAAAGAGTTCGACTACACAGAAAATGATGAAGTTTATGAGGCTCTTATTGGCGAGGAAATTCCCAAAAATACGACTTGGAAAACAGATTGTAAGGTTGTTCGCAACCGTCTGATTGAATTGTGTGACACGTCTAACATGGTTGAGTTACCGCTGGATAAAGACGGTGAAGTTATCAATATTGGAGATACGGTATTTGACAATGACGGGGCGAAAGTAACCGTCTGTAGTATTCGTTTTAATGGTAGTAGAAACAACGTAGTTATAACCTGTGAGGGTAGCGACTTTGTTTGTACGTATTCAGCCGATAATCTCACACGTAAAAACCCTGTATCGGTTCAAAGCATTAGCGAACGTATGCAAGGCGTTCTAGAAGATTATTTGTTTTCCGTTGATAGCAATTTGCATACAGAACTTGTTAGCATTGCCGACCAGCTAAAAGAGTTAGCGGGTAAAGATGACTAGCTTTATCATTTGTGAAGATAGCACATATAACGATATTATCCTAAACATGGATAATATAGCGTTTATACACCCCGCAACTAGAACGGTTGGACTTAATTGCGTTCATTTTGACGGGAACGGGGTTGTGGAGTTATCAGAGCAGGGAATGAACACGTTAAAGTATCGTATTTATTCCGATATTAGCAGGTCGCACGATGAATAGAGATAGTTATATCGTTATTCAGTCTTTTATGAGGTCAGAGTTAGGGCTGAAAGGAAACGAACTAATCATTTACGCCCTTATCTACGGCTTTTGTCAGTCAGAGGGTCACAGTTTCCACGGTTCGAGGCAGTATATAAGCGACTGGACAGGGTGCAGTCTATCGACTGTATCAAACGTACTTGCTGGGTTGGTTGATTGTGGTTTACTGGTTAAGTCTGAGACGGTTGTAAATGGCGTAACGTTTAACTTTTACGTAACGACACGGCGCAAACGTGAAGTGACACAGAGAGAGACTACTGAAACCCGTTCAGAGGGCGTGAGAGCCGTTATAGAGCATTTGAACGAGGTTACGGGTAAATCATACGATTATAGACGCGATAGCAGTTCTAAACCCGTTACAGCCCGTCTAAATGAGGGTTACACCGTTGAAGACTGCATCAAAGTAATAGACGTAAAGGCTTCCGAGTGGTTGCGAACGGATATGAGGCAGTACCTAAGACCTGAAACCTTGTTTAGAGCGTCTAAGTTTGAAAGCTATCTACAACAAGCGCCTACAGAGGTTCTAGAGTGTGATTTTTAAGGGGTAAACGTGGTTAATGTACTGGGTGGATATGAGGGCGTAGACGTTCCTATATGCGAGGTGTGCGGTAAGCCTAAAGCCTATTTACATAATGGCAAACTGTACCCGTCTATGTGTGATTGTCAGATTAAAGAGCATGAGGCAGCTGAGGCAGATGAGAGGGTTAACGCCCTCAAAGCTGCACGGGCTGAGAGGGTTAAAACAGCGTTTCAGTTCGAGGAAATGGCAGCGCAAACGTTCGAGGCAGCGGACGGGCTGCACGGTGTAGAGCAGCTGGCAAAGTGCGAGAAGTATGCTAACCGCTGCATTGAGGGCGCTAATTATGGGTTGCTGCTTTTTGGCAGTCCAGACGGTGGCAAAACATACGCTAGTTGTGCTATCGCTAACAAGGTTATAGACGCAGGTAAAAGCGTCATTATGCGTTCAGTTCCTCAGTTGGTAGTGTTCAAGGACACGACAGAGAAACGGGCTACAGAGCGCCTATTGGGTCAGTTGTTAAGTTGCGACTTGCTAATTCTAGATGACTTAGGCGCTGAAAGGACTACCCCGTTTGCACAGGAATTTGTCTATGCGGTCGTTGACGGTCGTTATAACGCCCGTAAACCTATGGTAGTCAGTACCAACTTGACCCGTTCAGAGTTGGTACACACGCCTGATATTACGCAACAGCGCATATACAACAGGGTACTAGAGGTTTGTTACCCGTTAGAGTTTAAGACAGGTCGTAAACGCAGCACAAAAGAGCGTTACGCATCAATGCTAGAAGATATTGAGAGAGGTTAAACATGAATGTAAAGACACTCAAAAAGGCAATGAAAGAACAGGGCTTGAACAGTAAGTGCGTAGCCGTTAAATGCGGGCTGGATAGGACTACCGTCTTTAGGTTACAAAACGGTGAACGTGAGCCGTCTCTGAGAGTGTTCAAGAAACTATGTAAGGGCTTGAACATTAGCCCCGTTGATTTGTGGTAGGTCACTATGTGCGAGTATAGCTTAGGTTTTAAGGCAGCGAACAAGCTACCTATGACTGAGTGCGAACAGTATGAGGAATTGCTAGAACAGTTCCTAGAGAGTTCCGACCTTATTATTACTAAAGCGTGTGAAAGTCGAGAGAGTACCATTAGCACGGTAGCGGGCTTGATGTTACATGCTAAGGGTAAGCCTGTAGAAGTTGGCTATGAGTTCAATACCGTTTACGTTAGGAAGATGTGTTAGATATGGCAAAAATAACTACTTTACCTGCTATTTTGCAGCCCTTAATGGGTAAGCCGTCTATCAAGGCTCACAGGTGCGTTGTATGCGGTTGTACCTACCCGCTGAACAACCACCATATTGTAAGGCGTTCGGCTGGCAAGATGTACGTTAACGGGGTAGAACTAGACAAACCCGTTATTACTCTATGCGGTAGTGGAAACGCTAGCGGTTGCCATGGTCTAGCGCACGAAAACAGGCTACATTTTCGCTGGGTCACAGTACCACAAAAGGCAGTGCAGCAAGGGCTACCAACGATTAACGGCGGTCACTGGGAATATAAGATTTTTGATGAACCCATTAAATATATTGACGCTATCAAGTCAGATAGAGGTTGGAAAAGAATATCTACCTGCTAATATGTAGGAATTGTGGAGGGTTTTCGCCCTCCACTTTATTTTTATAATTGTTGTTGACAACTCGCAACAAAGCCCGTACAGTATTAGCTAACAAAGGAGTTACAGGAACTCCGACAAACTGAAAGGGTATAGCATGGCTGAATTTTCTTTTTATGACTTTTGCCAACAGGAAAACGGCACTATTGAGGGCTACAACGAGGTTGCAATAGATGAAGAAGTAAACGAGATGTGGCATGACTATTTCCGTGATAACGCTAGACGTATCAATGAGTGGAATGAGTCCGACTACCTAGACCGTTTCACCGCTGAAAACATTGATACCATTTACGAGATTATCAACCGCAATTATGAGCCTGTAGAGTGGTTAGTAGAGTACACAGCTAGAACGGCTAAAGAACTGGGAACACCTGCACACGGCGGAAACCTCAAAGCGTGGGAAAAGTCATTTACAAACGCCCTAGAGGGTAAAGAGATAGAGCCTAGCGACCTTTGGCTATTCGTTAATGAGATTGAAACAAAGGGCGTTAGAATGGCGTTTGAAATACCCGTAAAGTTCACGGCTTTTATGACCGAGTAAATAGGCTAGGCGGGGCGTAACAGCCCCGCTAATAAGAGAGGTGTAAGTATGTACGACAATAGGCGTTATGACTACCCGCTAAGCCCTGAGAGCGTCATTGAACTATGGCAGGAATGGAAAAGCAAAAATTACCGTGCTATGGACTGGTTCTATTTTCAAGCTAGAGAGTTCTACTACAGGGGCGCTAGGGTATCGGCTAAATACCTAATCGAGAAATTGCGTTATGAGAGCGGGCTACGCATTGAGAGCGTACCATTTACCGACAATCACGGCGTTTTGCACACGTTCGGTATTTCAAACACTCTAACCCCGTTTATCGGTCGTTGGTTAAAAATGCGTATTCCTGAGTTGGATATACAAATCAATAAAAGCAGGTTTGACGCTGCAATTAGAGAGGCGGGCGGTATCAATGGGTCAGATTAGTATTACATTCCAAAGCAAGGACGCAGTAAAGGACGCTATTAGGGAACTTGCAGCCGTTCTAGAGCGGGCTAAACACCATGACGGCGTAGATGTGCTACCCGCTCACTTTAAGGGCGTAGAAACCGTTTCAGCGCTTGGAATTAGTGCGGGGGGGCGCAAGATTAAGAGAGGTATCAACTTTGAGCGTGGCATTTTGACCGCTAAAACAGATGTACTAGATAGACCTTTTCCCGAACACTAAAGGGGCTTTTACCGAACTGATGTTCCATTGTGTAGAAAATGTGTAGGCTATTTTCTTGTTGACAACTCGCAACGGTAGGCATATAGTTATAGTCAACAAAGGGGTTAAGGAAACCCCGACACGTTGAAAGGGAGTTACAAAATGTCTTATCGTTGGAAACCTAGCAAGTCCGCAGCCCGTGAGTTCGCTGCAAAGATGAACGAGATTGAGCAGTTTTGCGAGGATAACGGTATCGATTCTAGCCTTATGCAGGATAGCTACTACTTCACTATTGACGGTCAAAAGTACCGTGTAAGCAACCACACAGTAGCAGCCTCAAACCGTGGCGCTTACAACTATGAGGGCGAGCAGGTAAGAGGTCTATACCACCCTAACGGTGAAGAAGATGACACTATCTATATCACAGCAAGCAAAACCCGCTTAATTGAGATTTACACAGCCCTCAAAGCAGGCAAGAAACTCAATCGTATGGGTAAGGTAATCGACTAAATAACAGCAAGCCCCCCGCCTCAAAACGGGGCGGGGCGCTATCGAAAGGGTGCAGGTATGGACTGGTTTAATTACGTATATGGTTTGGTTGTAATGTCTATGTTCGTTGTTATTACTGTTTGTGTTCTAGTTGTAACGCTAAATTGCGTTTTTCGTGACCCCCTAAAAAGAGAAACGGAGGCTTATAATAGGGGTTACGTTGACGGTTTCAATTCACAGAAATAGAAAGGAAATACAATGAGTAAGTTAGCTGAGGAATATGTATTTGCACGTTTGGCAATGCTTGAGAAAGAGCATGACGAACACCTCAAAGGTACAAGCGCTACCACTGAGAAAGAGCCTGAAGAGACAGACGGCGTAGAGTTCAAGAAAGAGCCTATTACAGCCGTTAGATACATGACTAGCGGTTATTGGGTATTTGAAGATAAAGACTACGGTCTGAATGACGTTGACCGTCTGCGTGAAGTCCTAGAAATGGACGATAAACATCTGTATGAATGGGCTACAGAGAAATACGGCGAGGGTTGGCGTACGGTTACGCCTATCGCTAGGCAGGAAACAGAGTTTGCGTATCAAGTTATTGATATGCGAGTTGCGCCAAACGTTATTTATGCAAGCGAAAAAAACTCAGTTGGATATTTTCAGAGTATCAGCGATATGCCTACTATAGGCAGTTATTGCACACTAGACAATGATGACGCTACAAAGGCTAAAGCGATTGAAAATATCCGATACACGATTAAATGCGCCATTGAACACCTAGAGAATGGAACAGATGAAGAGGAAGAGGATAGCGATGAATAGGCAAGATGTTCACGCAATCAATCAGAGGTTAATAACGCCCATTGACTTTGACGTTGTTAATTATATGGGCTTTAAGGCTGCTATCTTTAGTGACCTATTCGGTATTGACCCGTATAATATCGGAGACCCTATTGGGCTATAAACAGCCTTAGAAAGCCCCTCAGAGGCTCAAAAGGGCTAAAAAGCGCCCTAAAACTGAATAAAACACACCAAAAAAGCGCCCCTAAGGTAAAATAGAGACAAAACAAACGTTCTATTAACGCCTTAGGGGTGAATTATATTGAAGTGTAATAAACAGACTATAGAACGGGCTGAGGAACTAAAGAAAAAAGGCGTAACAAACATTGATATCGCTAAAGCCTGCAACATTACAGAGGGTACTTTCTACCGTTGGGTAAACAACCCTAGTAACGCCCGTGAAAGAGAGTTTTCTGAGCGCCTAAAAAGCGCTGAACTGGACTATAAAACATACCTCACCGACCAAGTCCTAAAAGCAGCTAAAGAAAGAGACTGGAAAGCTGCAGCGTGGCTATTAGAGCGCAAATACCCCATGGAGTACAGCCTAGCGCCTAAGAGGTTTGAGGATATCCAAAGGGCTGGAACTGATACCGATACAGACCCACTAAGCGAAGCACTAGAGGGACTTGCAAAGGGGCTAGAGAATGAGCAGCGCTAGCCTAAAGCAGGCTAAAGTTATGGCGTTTCCCTATACGGACTATCAAGCCCTAATATGTGACGGTGCAGTGCGTAGTGGTAAAACGTCATTCATGGCTTGCAGCTTTATCAACTGGTCTATGTCCAACTACAACAATCAGACGTTCATTATCGGCGGTAAGTCGATTGAGAGCGTAGTTCGTAACGTCATCAAGCCTTTGCAGTCTCTAGCATGGGCTAGAAAGCGTTTCTCAATGTCATACTCTAGCTATACGCATGAGTTGACTGTAAGACGTGGCAAAGTTAAAAACGTCTACGTAGTCTTTGGCGGTAAAGACGCAGCAAGCTACGAACTGGTACAGGGTTTCACAGCTGCTGGTTGCCTAATTGATGAGGTCGTTCTATGCGTAAGGTCATTCGTTGAGCAATGCCTAGCCCGTTGCTCTGTTCAAGGCGCTAGGTTCTTCTTCAACTGTAACCCTGCTAGCCCTACTCACTGGTTCAAAAAAGAATGGATAGACAAGGTAAGAGAACATAACGCCTTGTATCTAAAGTTCACTCTTAGGGATAACCCTAGCCTTACAGAAGACACTCTAAAGCGTTACGAGACGATGTACGGCGGCGTATTCCACCAACGCTACATATTGGGTGACTGGGTAGCCGCTGAGGGCGTAGTCTATGACTGTTTCGACAAATCGACCATGTGCAGGGATATAGACGTTGACGGTTCAGACGTGGTTTATTGTTCTATCGACTATGGTATTACGAACCCGTTTGCAGCCCTGCTATGGGTTGTACGGGGCGGGGTAGCGTATTGCTTTAGAGAGTATCGCTATGACAGCAAAGAGGAACAGAGGCGTTTAACCGATGAAGAACATTGGGCTAACGTTAAAGCGATGTTCAAAGGCTTATGGGTTGATGAAGTTATCGTAGACCCTAGCGCCTCTAGTCTGATTGAGTTGATACGCAAAGAGGGCTTTTACAACGTTAGAGGCGCTAAGAATGATGTCTTAAGCGGTATACAACACGTTACAACCTTAATGAACACACACAAGCTAATCATATCGCCTGCTTGTACGGGGCTTATATCTGAGTTGAGTGTATACTCATGGCAGGGTAAAGGTGATACCGTCATAAAAGAAAACGACCACTCATGTGACGCAATGCGTTACTTTGTTGAGACAATCGGTATCGGCTTATTAGACATGAACTAGAGAGGCTTACACTATGTATCTAATCAATTCACTACTTGACAGCATAGCCCGCTCACTGGGTAGACGTATTCAAGGCATGGAGCAATCACAGGCATATAGAGACAGCGGGCGCAAAGGTGAAGAGTTTTCAGTAGAGAGTATGGTATCTGAGAGCCTTGCTAACCTTATGACAATGCAGTTTACAATGCCTGTTGTGGGTTCTTCGGCTAGAGCCGTGGCACTGGATAGAGTTAGTACCGACTTTGTGCGAGACAGCTTTACGAACGTTTGTTCTATGGCGTTTCTGACAGGTGACTGTATCACCGTTCCCGCATGGAACGGGCGTTCTATGTATAACTCCATTGTCACGGCTGAAAATTTCGCTATTTTGGGCGCTAATGGTTCAGAGATTACCGCCTGTATCTACATCGTTGACGAGAAGAAAGAGCGCAACGGCGCTAAGTGGACACTGCTTAGATTGATTGAACTAGTACCCTACACCGCCTATGACGGTTCACAGACCTATGCAAACCGCTATAGAACCTATGTAGCTAAGAACGGCGTTATTCAAGATGATGATGCGTTTAAGCAGTTCCCTGATTGGTCTGCATACGGTGAACAGGCTGAATGGATAATTCCAAATGTAGACCGTCTACTGATTGGTCGTTATCGTTCGTTCACTCTGAACCCTCAAAACCCTAACGCTCAGAAAGGCACACCGATTTGCTACGGTGCGTCAAAGCCTATTCAAGAAATTCACTACCTAATCGACAAAATGCATGCTGAGTTTGCTTTATCCGAGAAAGCCGTTTTTGCTGATAGGTCTCTATTCGTTAAGGACTACCAGCGAGACGCTAGCGGGTCTATTGTAAACGCCCGTCTAAAGCTACCAGAGGGTAGAGAGCGCCTATTTATGACAATGCAGGGTACAGGTTCAGACGGTTCACTACTCAATGAATGGGCGCCTACTATTCAGCTGCAGCCTTACATTGACGCATTGGAGAAACAGTATCAAGAAGTGGAGAAGTGCGTAGGTATTTCATCGGGCGTTCTATCCAACCTAAACGAGCAGGCATATCAAAACGTTGATAACGTGCGTAAAGCTACCGTAAAAACGCAGTCATTCATTGAGACGGGGCGTAAGGTTGCTGAAAGCTATCTAGACGATATGGTCTACAGCTGGAATGCTATCTACAACTATTACAACGTGACACCCGTTGGTGATTATGACGTAGAGTACAAGTGGAGCGATGAATACATCAACACGTTCAGCGACCAGCAAAACGCCATTTTGGCAGGTAACGCAATCGGCGCAACTGACGCCGTAGACTATCGTATGTTAGTCATGGGTGAAAGCCCCGAGGTTGCAAGGCAAAGGGTAGAAGAAATTGCAGCGTCTAAGCCTGTAAACCCCTTATTCAGTGAGGTTGAATAGTGAATGACAGAGACCGTACAGGGATAGAACTAGCAGCCCTAGCGGGTGAACTTGCCATTTTAATGGTGATAGCTAAGCACTTGAAAAAGGTAGACGAAAACACTACCTATTCGGACGTTGCTAAGTGGTCTCTAGTCGGTCTAGTGGATATTGCCACAATCGCTAATAACACGTCTAACCTGCTTACTAAGCGGGCTAGGCGTGTGTTTGCTAATGGAGCGGGTGAGATTGACGCATGGAGCGCCCCGCTATTCGCTGCAAATGCTAGAGCGTTCCACAGCGTGAGCGATATCTACGCAGCAAGTACCGCCCTAGAGACTGGTTTAGGCTCAACCGTTCACACAATCGAGACAATGTTTTCAACGTCTGTTATGGGTCTAGTCAACCCACAGGGGCGTATCGTTCCTATTGCGCAGGCATACCGTGAGAGCCTACAGGAGGCAGTCTCAGCTATGCAAGCGGGAGAATTGAACTATGTTCAGTCTATTAAGCGTATGACAGCTAGAATGGCTCAGAGGGGCGTTAGAGTGTTCTACCCTAGCGGGGTAACCCGTGAACTGTATTCAGCGGTAAGCGGGAATGTCTATGACAACTACCGCATGACAATGCAGAAAGCCCGTGAAGAAGTAGGCGTAGCGTTCGGCGCTAATGGTGTAGAGATATCAGCACACGGACTATGTGCAGCCGACCACTTGCCATATCAAGGCAAACAGTACAGCTATGCAGCTTTTAACCGTATCAATGACAGCCTAGAGCGTCCTATTGCTCACGGTTATAATTGCCACCACACCACCACGCCGATTATCCTAGGACTATCTAAGCCCGCTCAGACCCGTTCACAGCTTAAAGAGTTGCGTGAACAGTCTCAGAGGATAGTACACACCTCAAACGGTGATATGACGGCGTACCAGTTCACGCAGTACCAACGCCGTATGGAGACCGCCATACGTAAGAAGTACGTAGAGAAAGTCGTCTCACAGGCAGCGGGAGCAGATACGGCGGGGCTGGATAGCGATATTAGAGACGCTACAAGGTTCTACAGGTCTGAAAGCCGTGCAGCTGGTATAAAGCCTCACATGGAGCGTGTGACAGTTTACAAGCCCGCTAAATAGCCTTATACTCAAAGGCATACCACCCACGGGGCTACTCCTTTCACCCGTGGGTGTTTTCTTATGTGTAGGAAATGTGATGAAAAATATTTACTGAATTGTTGTTGACAACCAGCAACACACGGCGTATAGTTGTTATCAACAAAGAGGGAGACACAAGGTCAAACCTCGACACGAAAGGAAACAGTATGACAAGCGCAGAAACCTATACGGAAATTATTAAAAAGCAGGGAATTAAAAGCGTTACCGTTTATCTGTTCCATGAAACAGAAATGATTTTCAAACAGGTTTTTGATTGTGAGAAAGACCTAGAAGAGTTCGGATTGACCGCCGATAGCGTTACCATGGAGAAGGGTTGCGACACAAAGTATTGTCCTAACGGTCTGCCTTTTGAGTGCTTTGAAGATACCTACAAATACCTGTTTGTTTACGAGTGGTAAGAAAGGACTAGGCGGGGTGTAAAAGCCCCGCCATACCATAGGGGGAGATATGGAGCGTACTTATTCCAAACTAATAGAGGCGTATGTAATGGTATCTAAAAGCCATGATGATACCGTACTACCAAAACATGAAGATATTTCACCGCTATTAGGTGATAGGGCACGGGCTAGCGGGGGCGCTTACGTTTGGTACAAGCCCGTAAAGCGTTCAGACGGTTCTACTGAACTACAACCGTTAGGGGTTCATTGGACTGATAACGGACTAGACTACTTTATTAACATTGTAGGTAGCCTAGATGATGAATGACGTTTCACCCGCTCAATGCGTCAAGCTGTATGAGGCGGTTAAACAATGTGATATAGAGGTTATCCCGTCTGAACTAGACGGGGTGACCGTCATAAAAGGGCGTACATACCCGTTTAGAGACTTGCTAAAAGAGTTCGGCGCTATATGGGATAGCGATACTAAAGAGTGGTTAGTAGACTTTTCAGACGCAACCGAACTAGGAGACTACTTTCTAAGCCTGTTCTAAGGCGTTCTAAGCCCCTATATTGCCATGTGTGGATAACTTACCCGTAAAACAACTAAATAGCCTTATAGAAAGCCTTTGAGAAGTGTTGTACAATGTTTCTCAGAGGCTACGTCTTTATGTAGCTACCGTGTACCGCCTAGTAAGCGGTTTATAAGTCAACTTAGACGGGAGAAAAGCAATGCAGGACATTCAGGACATTCTAAAGGCTCAGGGTATTGAGGTCACAGAAGAGCAGATGAAAGCTATTAAGAACGGCGTTCTTGAGAATTACCGTTCCAAGGCTGAAACCGAGGCTAAGGCTGCTAAGGTTAAGGAACTTGAGACACAGCTGGAAAAGGCTAACGCTGCACTTGAAAGCGCCTCAAAGGTAGACCCTGCTAAGTCTGAAGAGATTGAAGCCCTCAAAACTCAGATTGCTGAGTATGAGAAAGCAGAAACAGAGCGTAAGAACAAAGAGGTTGAAACCGCTAGCCGTTCCGACTTTAGGGCTAAGTTTGACGCTGAAATTGGTTCTAAGAAGTTCGTTTCTAAGGTTGTAGGAGACGCAATTTTTAACGCTGCCTATGCCACCGCTAAGGCTAACCCTGATATGAGCATTGCGGACGTACTCAAAACCGCCACAGGTGACGATAAGGGTATCTTTGCCAACCCACAGGCTGACCCTCAAAAAATGCCTATGGGTGAGCCACAGGCTCAGGGCGTTCAGCCTATTCAGTCACTAGAACAGGTTAAGGGTATGAGCGTTGAAGATGTGCGTAAGCACATGGACGAAATTAACAAGTTACTGAACAAGTAAGGGGTTCTAACATGGCAACTACAAAGTTTGTTCCACAGATTTGGTCTGCTAAGATTCTCGATTCCCTCGATAAGGCGCTTGTTTATAACAAGCTGTTTAACACCGATTATGAGGGCGAGATTACCGAGGCGGGCGATACCGTCCATATCGGTTCTATCGGCAAGGTAACAGTCAAGCCTTATACCAAGGGTTCAGCTATTGCAGCCCCTGACGCTGTAAACGTTGAAGAGCAGACCCTTGTTATTGATAAGGCTGAGTACTTCAACGTTTCCGTTGATGACGTTGACGCTGCACAGTCTAAGGCTAACCTTATTGACGGCGCTACCACAGAGGCTGGCAATTCCTTTGCTGATTCTACCGACCAGTATCTAGCGGGCGTTCTTGCTGCTAAGGGCGGCGTTAAGCTAGGTACTACCGCAGCCCCTATCACCATTACCAAAGAGAACGCATACGATACTCTAATCGACCTCAAGGTTAAGCTGGATAAGGCTAATCTTCCTAAGACTGGTCGTGTTTGCGTTGTTCCTGCTGAGTTTGAGGGTTATATGCTGAGAGACCCTCGCTTTGTCGCAGTCTCTGACGCAGGCGAGCAGCGTCTCACTGAGGGTACTGTTTACCGTGCTGCTGGTTTTGAGATTCAGACCTCTAATAACGCACCTAGCCCCGCTGCTAACGTATTTACCGTTATTGCTGGTTCACCTGTTTGCGGTACGTTCGCTAATCAGATTCTTAAAACTGAGGCATACCGCCCAACTGACCGCTTTGCGGACGCTGTAAAGGGTCTCCACGTCTACGGTGCAACCGTAACCCGTACAAACGCTGTTGGTTTGGCATACGTTAAGTTTACCGCTTAGTCTCTACCCCGTCTGTCAATCTAGCCCCTGCCTGTATAATACGGGTAGGGGCTTTTTATTAGAGAAAGAGGCACTATGTATCTGACCTATGACAAATACGTTTTCATGGGTGGCAAACTGAATACCGCTGATTTTGCTAAGGCTGAGGCTGAGGCTGAGAGTTTGCTCGATGTGTGGACACTCAACCGCCTAAAGTCTCAAAGCGTTCTAAGCGATTTAGAGGCGCAGGGTTTAGGTGATGCGGTAAGTAATGCCACAATGGCAATTATCGACCGTCTAGACGGCATTAGAGAGGCTAGAAAGGCTATTGCTAGCGGTCAAGTAGTTACCAGTTTCAACAATGGCGTTAATTCTTTCAGTTTTGCCAACGGTGGCACTACAAACAATCAAGCTGAGGCTGAGGCTTACGTGAGGGTTTGCGAGTTGTTACCGATTGATGTTGTTTCGGCGTGTGTTTGCTTTAACAATGCGAGGTAGCCGGTATGAATATCAACACTGAAAGGCTACTAAATCGGACTGTAACCGTTATCAACCGCCTAGACGCTGAACACTATGAACTAGAGTATGACGCTTA